GCATTATTCTTAGACAGTATTTGATTTTGATTATATAAATAATAAGAACTTAAGCCTAAAACTAATATAATTGCTATAAAAAATTGCTGCACTAAAGTTCCTCTATAATATAATTAAGCCCACCAGAGCTACGATACTCTATTTCTTTTCCATCTTCGTTACGAAATTTTAAATGGTTTTCTTTTTGAACTATAATTTTTTTTGTAATATGAGTGGTGTCATCTGAATCACCATACTCTTTATTAAAAGATACAATAACTTTGTATCGCCTTTTAAAAAAAGATATAAAAATTATTATCTTTTCCCACATCCATTTAAGTCTATTCATTAAACAAGCCTAGATAAAACTATTGATACTAATATAAAAGGATATACGGCCCAGATCATGTTCTCTAGCTTATCAAATCTTTTTGATCCATCTTCTAATCTTCTGTCAATACTTTTATATAAAGCCTTGCATTCTCTTTCATGTGATTCTATTGCATTTAAAGCATCTTTTGCTGTAGCCATATCTTTCCTTATATTGTATATACCTTTAAAGCTTTTTCTTTACCCTTAACTTTAATATCTTTTACAGATTTTAACTTAAAACTGCAATCTTTGGCAGTCTCTTCTCCTATAAGTATATCAACGCCTGCTTCTTTAGTTCCAGATTCAAGTCGAGCTGCAATATTTACAGCATCTCCTATAGCTGAGAAATCAAACCTGGTATCAGATCCCATGTTACCTATTACTGCTTGACCTGTATTAACTCCTACACCTATTGCTATCTCATGTGATAGTTCTTTATTAAGTTCTTTGATTGCTTCTTGCATTTCAATAGCAGTCTTCACTGCTTTGTTTTGATGATCTTCTAAATCTAACGGAGCATTAAAGATAGCCATACACGCATCACCTATAAATTTATCTACCATGCCGCCATTCTTTTGCACACATTCTACTTGTACTGTTAATGCCTTGTTCATAATCTCAGTTACCTCTTCTGGTTTTAATTTTTCAGACAAGGAAGTAAAGCCTCTTACATCTGTAAATAAAAATGTAGCATATCTTTTCTCGCCTCCAAGTTTTAAAAGCCCTGGATTGTCTTGTAATTGTTTAACTTGCCTGGGATCAAGGTAATGTTCAAATTGTTTTTTAATTAATTGACGCAACTTAAATTGTTTTCTAAAGTTTAAATAGAAAGCAATAGCTCCAGTTATAAATTGTGAGATAAAAGTCCATGAAAAATCAATCAAATAACCTTTTTGAATACTAAAAAAGCCTAAGAGCCCCGTGGTTAAAAGTAAAATTACTGCAATACTTACGCCCTTGGTTACACCAAGGAAGTTTATTACAATCCATGTCAACGACACGAATATTCCAAAAATTAGAATCTCCAACGCTATTGCAAAATCTGGAATATGTGGAGAGTTTTCTATAAGAATTGACTCAGATAATGCTGCTTGAATCTTATGCGGTTCTAATAATCCAGAT